AAGATGAAGGAAAGATGTTCTTACCCAAACGAAAAGCAATATTCCTATAAAGAGAAAAAGATTACTGTATGTGATAGGTGGGTAAACTCCTTTGAGAACTTCCTAGAAGATATGGGAGAGCGCCCCGACATTGATGGGATAACCTTGGATAGAATTGACAATTACAAAGGGTATTGTAAAGATAATTGTCGATGGGCTGATAAAACCCTACAAAGCTTTAATCGCACTAAAAGAGAATCCATAACTGGCATAACTGGAGTAAGGCTCCAACGTAATGGCTTATATTCCGCTGACATAGGCTTCTATAGGAAAAAGATTATCCTTATTAGGAATGCCACAATTGACGATGCAGTTTCAGTTAGAAAAGCTGCTGAGTTAAAGTATTACGGATTTAATAAGGAGTAAAGTTTGTCAATTGAAGATATAAAATTAACATCAAGATTTCAGAAAGAATATTACAAGGATGATAGTGATATTTTATTGGTGGGTGGCGCAGCCTCGAGTAGTAAGACATATGTTGGCCTTATGAAGCATCTTAGGAACTGTCATGACCCCTATTATGTGGGGTACTGCATAAGGAAAAACAGTTCTGCAATAGTCAAGGCGGGGGGACTTTTTCAGGAAGCCGTTGAGCTTTACAAAAAATATGACCCAAAAATTCAAGTAAAAATAAAAGACCAGAAAATTGTATTTTCATCTGGTGCGCAAGTTGTGTTTTCCCATTATGATTCAGATAAAGCTGCGGACTTATATCAAGGTTTGCAAATATCTGGAATAATGGTGGATTAATTTGATAGTCCCTTCATACAGTAATGTATGCCGAATAACTCCTTTAATTCAGGGAAACTCCAGAACGGACAATCCTGAGCCAAGCTGCAAGAAAGCAGAAGGTGCAACGACTAACTGTAGGGTCAAGTGACTCGAAACGGGGAGCATCCTGTAAAGGATGATGATATAGTCTCATCTGCATAGGAATATGCAGCAATGTTAAATCATTGGGTACAAGGTAACGACCTGTATCTAAGATCTTGGAATCAACACATCTTGAAGAACACCAAATCTGGTGGTTAATCTCTCGTTTACGCTCTAAAGCAAATTGTAAACATCAAATATGGTTAACATGCAACCCCGATAATAATTCTTGGTTGTTAAAATATGCAATGCCATACCTATATCAAGAAGGACACCCCCTCGCTGGTAGACCTAATAAAGAAATAAATGGTACAGTCAGGTGGTTGTTGCGAAATGGTAATGATATTGTTTGGGGGAGTTCCCCTGAAGAATTAAAAGAAAAATACGGGGATAAAGTTGTCCCAAGATCGTTCAGAGCATTATTTGGGACAATACGTGACAATCCAGTACTACGCAAGATGCGTCCTGAATATGAGTCTGTACTACTATCTCTTCCTAGAGTAGAGCGTGAAAGACTTTATTATGGCAATTGGTTTGCCAGACCAGAAGGTTCTGGTTATTGGGCAGCAGATTGGTGTGAAGAGATTCTTTGCCCACCACCAGCCAGTGAATTCACAAAAATATGTCGAGCATATGACTTTGCAGGAACTCTCCCAAACGAACTCAATCATGGCCGTTGTGACTACACAGCTTGTGTTAAGTTCGGGAAGCTGAGAAGTGGGGATTATGTAATTCTTGAAGTCATTAGGCACCATATGCGATTTGGTGATTGGGAAGACTTTATCCTTGAAAACGCAAGAAGGGATGGATCTGGTGTTACAGTTATACTGCCAACAGACCCAAACCCAGCAGCAGAAGCTGCCACTAAGATGCTCATAAATACTATTATTTCTAATGGGTTTCAAGTGACAACAAAGAAAACCAATTCCTCAAAAGTGGATAGGTTTCGACCTTTCGCGTCAGCTTGCCAGAATGGTTTAGTTAAGATTGTCAGGAACTGTGCAACAGATCTTTGGGATAACGTATTTAATGATAATGTCTTCTTTTATAACGAACTTGAGAACTTCCAAGGTCTAAAAGAGATAAATGATATGGCGGACTGCTGTGCTGACGGATTCATGTTTCTTGCCCAAACACTTACAATACCAAGTGGAATGTTAAGCGGATTGAAGTCTTTCAATACTGCATCTAGATCCCCTTTATTAAATATAAATTAACAGGAGAAACCCTTGGCAGAAGATAATGTTAATCTGCCACCACTTTCCTTTGCTGAGAGGGGCTACAATGGCCTTAAAGTAACAGCAGGGAGAATCCAAGAAGAGTGCGATACTGATTTACAGTATCCTCGTTGTATCCAAACATTCAAACGAATGGCTAAGGATGGAACAATCGCACCAGCATTGGATTATGTGCAGATAATGATAGCACAAGTGCCGTGGTATGTAAAAGCTGTGAAAGGCAAGGAAGATGAATCAGAAGAGTATGTTAAATACTTAGATTCTGTCAGGATGGATATGGAACATTCTTGGCTATCCTTTGTTAAACAAGCTGTCAGCTTTGTGAAATATGGGCACAGCGTCTTTGAGACAGTTCCCTCTTTACGATTACGATCAGAAGGTAGCAAGTATAATGATGGGTATTACGGACTGCGCAAACTAGCATTGCGAAGTCAAGACACCATCCAAGCGTGGGACTATAAAGATAAAGGTAGAGTCTGGAATGGAGTCATCCAGAAAGTCAATATCCCAACAAATAAAAGTGTTAATGGCAATTCCCCTGCGTTAAGTGCAAACTACGATAGTGGTAAACAAGAGAAGTTTATCCCTGCCAAAAGACTTTTATTATTCCGCAATAACCCCGAAAAAGACTCACCCTTGGGATCATCCCCACTTTCTGGATGTTACGAAGCCTACAAGATGAAGAAGGCTTATGAGCAATCTGAACGACATGGGAGTTTGTCTGATTTACATGGGTTTAAAGTATTAAAGATTCCACCACAATATCTTAAAGAGAATGCCACTGCTGAAGATAAAGCCACCCTTGAGCACTTCCAAGAAATTATGGAAAGAATGCACATCGGTGAAGAAAGTGGATTGATCCTTCCTAACATTACAGATCCTAACTCCACAAGAGGGGATGGGCTGTTTGAGTTTGATGTGATCTCTCTACAAGGTGCTAAGTCCTACGATGTCAACAAGATCATCTCCCGTTATCAAAGAGAGATACTGACATCATTGTACGCTTCTTTCCTAACACTAGGTCAAGAAGGTGGGGGTAGTTACGCACTGTCTGAATCAATGATCGACTTCGTTGAGCTTGTTATCCGAAGTAAGCTGGAAGAGATTAGAGACGTTCTGAACCATACATTAGTACCACGTTTGTGGGAATGGAATGGTTGGGAACCAGTTGATCTCCCTACATTTGAGTTTGGACAAATCAATCGTAAAACACTTGAAGAATTCTCTAAAGGTATTCAACGTATCGGGGCTGTTGGTCTTATTGCTAGAACCCCTCGTAACATCAACTATATCGCTTCTGAACTACAATTGCCAGATATGGTAAGTGAAGATATGGAGTTTGATGAGTTAATGGAGTTACTGGGTCAGAACGAGTCTAAGAGCGGTTCTGGAATGGAAGAGGGGATGCCCTCTGGACAAGGTAAATCTGGCGGCAATAACAGCGCTACGAATAACGATAACAAGGCATGACAATGAAATTAATGAATACGAGATTGCAAGAATCGTTATCTAAGCTGATGACTGAACCTCTTGCCTTATCTGAGAAAGGAATAATCCAACTCTCCTTGGGGTTGGAGAATCTTAGGGAATACTTGGATGCAGATGTAGACGAGGAAATGTTTGTAGCAGGCTACGAACCCCGTCCTATTGAAGATCTTGAGTATAACCCTGACACTGGTGTTGGTGTATTGAATGTCTCTGGTTTACTAGTTGACAAATATGATTGGTACTTGAGCTATTTCTTTGATGCGACAAGCTATGAAGAGTTAGTTGCAGATACTCAAACGATGTTGGAAGCTGGTGCTCATACAATCATTCAATACAACGACAGTGGTGGTGGACAAGCTTATGGGGTATTCCAGTCTGCAAATCAAGTAAAAGATATGATTGCTAAAGCTGGTGCCAAGATGATCACGTATAGTGATGGTATCACAGCTTCTGCTGCGTATGCTTGGGCTGCCATAAGTGATGAAATCATTGCTAACCCTGACTCAGAAGTAGGCAGTGTTGGTGTGGTAATTCGTTTAAATGATATCTCCAAATATCTTGAGAAGGCTGGTGTAAAACCTATTTACATTACTGCTGGTGAAGGTAAAGTTCCTTATAACAAGGACGGCTCCTTCAAGGATGAATTCTTACAAGAACTTCAATCTAAAGTAGAATCCACTTACTCCAAGTTTAAATCCCACGTCACTTCTAATAGACCTATAACTGATGAGCAACTCACTGGTTATGGGGCTGCTGTCTTCGATGCTCAATCGGCTCAAGACAAAGGTTATATTGATGCTCAGATGGACAGAACTGAGTTCTTTACCTACATCTCCGAAATATCCTACAAGAAGAATAGTAAAAATATGAACTTCCTTAAAAATTTAATTAAACCAACAGCATCCTCTGAAGCTGTTACAACACCAACTGAAGGAGAGGAAATGTCTTTCACACAAGAACAGCTTGATACTGCTGTTAGTGAAGCTCAGGTGACTGCTAAGGCAGCGTTTGAAGCAGAACTAACCAAGTCATTAGAGCAATTAAAACAAGAATATGAAGCCAAGCTGTCTGCCCAAGATGTAGAACTTGCTGCTTTGAAAGATCAATTCGCTGCTGCTGAACAAGCAAAACAAGAAACTAAATCTGCACAGCGTTTGAAAGAATTAGCCGCTGTAGTGGGTGACACTAAGGCTGCTAAACTCGCCACCACATTAAAAGATTTGGATGACGAGGCATTTGCTGAGACAGTGGGCACGTTTACCGCTGCGAAAGCTGAAAAGGACAAAGAGTTTTTGAAAGAAGTTGGTGAAGAGGGTGCTGAAGTTGAAGTGACTATTACTCCTGCCAAGAAC